TCCTTCCAATCTAAAATTAAGCAATCTTTCTGTTCAAAAACCCAGCACAAACAGGTCTTTCCCAAGAAACAAAAATGCAGGAAAGAAGTATGCTTGAAGATAAAGCTTTTGCAGATTTGGGCAAAATTACAGTCGAGACAACAGTCAACAAAGGCCATGATCCAGAATTCTGGGCTAAAATACTGACTGACAAGATTTGTGGAATTTCAGAACAAGCTCCTGACCACATTCGACAACAAGCTTTGACTTTCAAAAACTACATTTATCAGATAATATTGGAAGGAATTAAGAACGCTATAATCAGTGATCGCACCACGATAGTGGGGCTTCTCAACAGCCAAGGTCATGAAGATATGGCAAAAATTGTAAAGGAGCTTTGACATGGCTACGACCTCTGCTATCTGCACTTCCTTTAAAGTTGAAGCATTAAAAGGAGTCCACAATTTTACTGCGACAACTGGGAATACGTTCAAACTTGCTTTATACACAAGCAGCGCAACAATGGGTGCAACAACCACTGCATTTAGCACTAGTCAGGAAGCCAGTGGCACGAACTACTCAAGTGGTGGAGCAGCATTAACTGCTGTTACCCCAACCTCAAGCGGCACTACGGCCCTATGTGATTTTTCAGATCTTACATTTGGGACGGCCACCGTAACGGCACGTTCTTGTATGATTTATAATGACAGTGCGTCAGGTGATCCTGCTGTTTGCGTGGTTGATTTTGGTGGAGACAAGACTAGCACTGCTGGAAACTTTACCATTGTATTCCCTGCTGCAAACGCAACTGCTGCAATTATTCGATTAGCATGATACATGCCATTCGCAAAACTCAACTTCAAAGCAGGGATCGACAAAGAGAACACCAACTATTCTGCTGAAGGTGGCTGGGTTGATGGGAACCTAGTCAGGTTTCGCAAAGGTCTGGTTGAAAAAATAGGTGGTTGGGTCAAGTCAGGTACTAATTATTTTCTAGGTTTAGGAAGAGCACTTCACTCTTGGATTTCTCTGGGTGGCACTCGATACATTGGTATTGGAACAACCTTCAAATACTACATAAAAGAAGGTGAAACCTATTATGATGTTACACCTTTGCGATCTACGACTTCTGCTGGTGACGTTACTTTTGCAGCAAGTAATGGCTCATCAACGATTACAATTACAGATACAGCGCATGGTGCAGAAAATAATGACTTTGTTACTTTTTCAGGAGCATCCAGTTTAGGTGGTCTTGTAACTGCTGCTGTTCTTAATCAGGAATATCAAATTCTGCTGGTCACTAGCGCAAACGCCTATACTATCACGGCCAAAGACACATCTGGGGCAACTGTAACTGCAAACGCATCAGACTCAGGTAATGGTGGTGGCAGTGTAGTTGGTGCATATCAAATAAACGTGGGCTTAGATGATTACGTTAAAAGCACTGGTTGGGGCGTGGGGACATGGGGGGCAGGAACTTTTGGATCTGCCTCTGCAATATCATCTGTTAATCAGTTAAGGATATGGACACACGATAATTTTGGCGAAGATTTAATAATTAACGTCAGGGGTGCTGGGATTTACAGGTGGTTGGAAAACAGTGGAACCAGCGTAAGGGCAGCAGCCTTGTCTGGAATAAGTGGCGCAAATCAAGTGCCAACTGTTGGGTTACAGGTGGTTACCTCTGAGACAGATAGACATTTAATTGTTTTGGGTGCAGATCCACTTTCTGGAAGTTCAAGAACTGGATCAATTGACCCAATGCTGGTTGCCTTCTCTGACTCTGAAAACGAATTGGATTTTGAGACAACGACAACAAACTCAGCAGGGTCTGTTCGATTGTCGTCAGGATCTTTGATTATTGGTGGATTAAAATCCAGACAGGAAGTGCTGATTTGGACTGACACCTCTCTTTACTCAATGAATTTTATTGGGCCTCCTTTAACGTTTGCATTGAATCTCATCAACGAGGGCGCAGGATTGGTTTCTCCAAAGGGCGCAATTAACGCTCCAAATGGAGTTTACTTTGCAAGCAAGACAGGATTTTATTTTTACAATGGATCAGTCAACAGATTGCCATGCTCAGTACAAGAATATGTGTTCAATGACTTAAACTTGGATCAGGCGTTCAAATGCTTTATGTCGTTAAACGCAGAATTTGGAGAGGTTTGGTTTTTCTATCCCAGCATCGAAGATGATACTGGTGAAATATCCAGATATGTCATTTACAACTATGAAGAAAACTCATGGTCAATTGGATCTTTGGTTAGACACGCTTGGTTAGATGCTGGAATCGAAGATAAGCCAATGGCATCTGGTCAGCTATCATCATCAAGTTGTCTTTTTGAGCACGAAAGTGGATTTAACGATAACACTTCATCAATGGATGGCGTTTTCATTGAATCAGCAGATGTGGATATAGGCGATGGTGACGCTTTTGCTTTTGTCAAAAAAGTTATTCCTGACATAGCTTTTGTCAACGACACTGGTACTTCTCAAAATGGGGCTGTTAATTTTGTTCTAAAAAGAAGAAATTTTCCCAACGAAACACTATCCACTGATTCAACTTTACAGGTCACAGCATCCACAACTTATCAAAGCTTGAGATCCAGAGCTAGGCAAGTGGTTATTCGTATCGAGTCTGATGATGATAACGATCCTGTAGATCGTCTGAATTACAAATGGAAGCTTGGAAGCACTAGGATGGACATTCAGCCCAGTGGCAGAAGATGAGCAAACTGCTTGAAACCAGACTGCCATTTTCTCAAGGTGAAAACGTATCTTCTGCAACGTTTAACAGGCTGGTAAGAATACTGGAACTTAACTTTGATTCGTTTGACCCAGACGTTTCTCCACACTTCAACGCAGACGAAATATCAAGTTTAAGTTTTGCAACAGGTGCTATAATATTCAATACAACGAATGAAATACATCAGGCGTTTGATGGAACTGCATTCAGGGATCTCTATGCCCATCAAACCTACCCAACTGGCTTGGGGATTACAGCCAGCATAGGAAGCGTAACGGTGACTACATCATGAGCTTGAGTGGATTAGAGCAGCCATTAGGGCAATTTCTTGGGTTCAGGGATATGGCATCGAATGTCAATCCAAGAACAAACAGGGAAAGAGGGATTAATTTTTCTCTTGGTGGAAGAGAAAACCCAAGGGGTCAGCCAAGTCAAGCAGATCCTTTTGGAAATTATATGCAAACAATGCCCTCTTCAGAAATACAAAAT